GACGAAGGTAAGCGAATGAATAACGAAACCAAGGAAAGAAAAATACAAAAAATAGTAGAGGCTCATATTCGTAGGGTAAAGAATTTGGAAAATGAATTCACGAGAAGGAAGAGAAATCACAAAAATAAAACCAAAAATTTCACAAAAAAATAATATCAGTTTATAGAAATGCCTACCCAACGAAACTTGTTACAAAATTTTAACCAAGTTTCCAACAGCGCTAACAAAAAGAAGAATGAGAGTAAAAAAATACGAAAACGATTACAATTTGGTAATTCCAATAGTCCTATGAAAACAATAGCTATAAGAGAAGTTTTAAATGATATATTAAACGAACAAGAAAAATCTAAGATGATTGATGAATTATTAAAACTTGGAAACAAACTAAAAGTACTTAAACCAAAAAATGACGGAACCGTTTCTAATAACCAGAAACGGGTAATTACAAAAATGAAAAATTTACTTATAAAAATTAACAACAAAAAATAATATCAGTTTACATAAATGGTAAATAATATATTTCGGAGAAACGCGAAAAACATTAAAGACTATAAAAATAAAATTAATCGTGTTGATAAACTTATTAAAGATGTATCAAAAGTTATTTCCGAACGATTCAAATTAATTGAAGAGTTACAGCGCAGAGACAAAAGAATAAGACGTGAATTTGATAGGGCAGTGTCTCAGAAAAAGAAAAACAATGTAAATAGATTGGCTAAAGATGGACAACGCACAACTGCAGCGATAGTTCATTTTTTGGAATTACAAGATGAATCGTTCGGCCAATTAAAGGATTTACAAATTATAAAAAATCAAACTAATGCAAATATGTATAGTCTTACTCAAAATTTTATCTCAGAATATCTTAGAAATAGCAATAGCAATGGAAATGGAAATGGAAATCGAAGATAAGAAGTGTGACGATACCCAACCTGTTGCAAACTGGAAGTGTATAGTGCTTACGTTAGCGTTATCAGGTGGGTACTGGTTTTTACCTCATAGAAACAAGTGGGTCCTTTTAGGACTCTTATATTTTCCGTACATAGCACTCGCCTATTACGACCACTGGTACGCGTGTAAACGTAACCTCGGACCTACGTACCTCGCCATGTTTTACCATTGGATAAAACCTCAAGATTCGGATCAGATCGTCAAGTATAAGAATTGGTGTCCCGAAATCAAAAATAGAGTTCTTTTCATAGACACTGTCATATTACTCGGTTGTTTAGTCGCTTTACCATCGTTTCTCAGATGGAAACCTTAAACTAATGTAAATCCAATATCCTTGGGTGTTATTTTTTCATCGACATTCCAATTATACAAGTAATAATTATTCGTACCCGTACCTCTCATAAATCTATTCATAACGAGTTCTTCTTCGCTTACACTTATATTTGTACAATTGTAAACGTCGAAACCTCTATTACGCGCCATTATTATCGCATCTTTCAAACAGCTTCCTACGTTATAAAACGTGTATGCCTGTTTTACTACACTCCCAGATTCTACGTGTACGTAAGGTATACTATAAAACGAAAGAAACTGATCGGTAGTATCACTTATATAGGAATACATAACATCTTTACGTGGTAATAACCAGTTTTCGACGTATTTTTCATCGATTTCGAGGTACAATTTAAATTGACGAAGGTGTTTTTGTAACATTCGTGTAACACGTGGAATATCCTTTTTAGTCATTTCCCTAAAACTCGATGATCCCGATACTAAATTTGGTATTTTGCTTGCTTTTGAAAACCCTATAGAATTTAGTTTTTTTACGTTTATAAGTCTGTGCCAATACCTTACTTCCGTTAACGGTGGGGATACGCGTTTAACTATAGTGTATATAGCCTGTCTTATGTTATATTCTCGAGCGCGACGCGATATTTCGTTTATGAGTAAAGGTGCAAACCCTTTTGATCGCGAATCGTTATCTACACACAAAAAGTTTATTTGGATCATCTTTAGCGACGTTCCGTTTACGTTTACCATGGATGGAACGCCCGTAATACATCCGTGCATGATTTTAGTTTCTGAATTGCGTATAGATATAACGAATTTTTCATCGATTGCTAATCTTAACAATTCGAGTGGGTAATCGAACGCGTAATGTGAATCCCGTATATAATATTTTTTAAGAAACATACATAATTCTTCTAAATAACACGAATCCCACTCGTAACCATCCGGTAAAATGTTCTTTTCGAGTTTAAGGTTCTCGGATGAATCTATTTCGCCCTTAATACAATTGTTTTCTTCTTTTTTTACAGGTTGGTTTTTCCAGTACATTATTTATTAGTATACTTAAAGTTTTAAGTATATACAAGTATATATAAACAATGACATCTCTTGAACAAGATTATACGACCGTACCGGGTCAACTTTATGCCTGTCTTTCAGTAGTAGGACCAGAAGCACCACAAAAGAATGATAAATTTGGGATTAAGATTAGGGGCGCGTTTAATTCACGTGATGAAGCAGCTGCACATGCAAAACGTCTTCAAAAGGAAGATGCAACGTTTGATATTTATGTTGTTGATATGTATAAATGGTTATTGATTCCGCCTGACCCGCTTCAAATTGAAGACGTACATTATTCGGATGAAAAGCTCGAAGAACTTATGGCGGGGTACAAGGAAAATCAAGCTCAGGCCGCCGCCATGTTTTCGCAACGTAAAACGGATATGATGGCTGTTAAAGCACCAGGTACTGATACGTACTTTAAGGGTGGTGATGAAAACTCCAAGTTTTATACCAAACCCGATGAAGCTCCCGTAAGTCACCCGGGTGAAGTTTTGGAACGTCTCCAAAAGGAAAAACCAGATGCGGATATGGAAGATTTGGTTAAGGAAGCTGATGAGATTGTCGCTAAAGAAATGGAAGCGGTTCGACTTAAGCGCGAGGCCGATCTTAAGGAACAAATTGAGAAAGAAGAAAAGGAAATGAAGGAAAATGCTGACAAAGTCGTTGTTGAAAATTCTACGGACGCCCAGGTCAAGGAAAGTGAAGATGGGGGTGAAGAGGAAGTAACGTCTGATGATAAAGAAAACAAACAAGACTAGACTAAATTAATTTTGTTACATAAATGTAAGTATGTTGAGTATTATATTGAACATAATCACCATTCTTATTTTGATATGTGTATTAACTTTATTTTTGAGATTGTATTATAAGCAAAAAAATAAACCTGAAAAAACATCCGGTGATTCTAAAAGTGCTACAAATAACGACGAAGTAACTGCTTCCGAAGTTATGAAAAATACATTTGATGATCCACTAGTTACGAGTCGATCGTATTTTACTGAATCATCATATGGGGAGATTGGTGATTTTAGGGGTCAACAAACACCTTCGAGTGTGTATTGGATAGAAGGTAAACCTATCCAGGTCTAAGAATAACTGGTTGCATGGTTTTACCCATGAAAAAACCTAATAAAAATGCAACAAATATGATAATGTACCCGGTTTTGTCTAAATTAGCAAATATATCAGGTTTTTCTTGGTGTAGTATTGGTTGTTGTGCGTAGATTGGTGGTTGTGGTGGAGCGTAATATTGTTCGTTATTCTCTGGTTCCTGTTCATGTAAGTCGTTATCCTTGTTTAAAAACTCTTCTGGGTTATATTCAATTGGTGTTCCAACTTCGGCTTCCATTTATATAGATTAAATTCTTTTTTTTAAGCTTGATATTACTCACTATCCGAATACTCCTCTTCCTCCTCTTCCCCTGAATAATCGGCATCGTCATCATCATCGTCAACGACAAATCCTTTTAAATTTCCATTTTCATCTTCATCTGAATCGTATTCAGAAGAAGATTCTTCATCTGTACATATATCATCTTCGTCGTCCGTTTGAAGAAGATCAACGTCTGTATCATATTCGTCTTCCTTATAGTCATCTTCTACTTCTTCAAATAATTCTAATCTTTCTGGTGCTTTTGATAATCTTCCAGAGCGTGTTCTTCGACTTACAGCAGACATATGTTTTAAATAGTATTAACACATTTCTTTTAAGTATTTTACTCATTAACACGATGTTCACAAAGATTGTAATATTTTATTGGTTAATATGTGTTTAGGCGGTGATTTACATTTACATTTTTGAATAAGTAATTTATTTTCTATTTCAAAATTTACATTACTTATACATTTTTCACACGAGTACGATGTAAAAACAATGTGTTTTTTTGTATTTTTCTTTTCTACCTTGTTTACTTTAAGGTTTTTGTTTTTGAAAACGTTTTTGTTTATGAAAACATTCAATAATTCTATAGTCTGTTCAAAATCAACAGGTTCTGTTTTTTTAACGGTATTGTTTGGTTTATACTTTTCTATTTTACCGTCTTTGTATAATATATTCGTAATTTTGGAAGGAAGTTGGTGTCGTTTACCCGTGAAGTCTTTACAAAATCCAAAGTGTCTTAATATGTCAGTAGTAGAAAAACACTTTTGTGCTATAGTATCTCCTATTATGTGAAACCACACGTGATTGGAATTATGGTTACACTTTTTATTTTCACAGTAGTGTGAACTTGTTGAAACGAGAAAATGTTTATTACTTTCGTATATTTTTGTTATTCTTGCCGTATTTTGACCTTCTAAATATTTTCTTACAAATTCTTCAACGAGACTAATAGCTTCCTGGTCTTTGAACTCGTTTTTTATCTGTGCTGCTGTAAAAGAACCTTCTGGTTTTTTTGAGTATTTACTTTCTATTATTACGGGATCGTCTCTTTCTGTGCGTAAAGTTGCCATGTTCATTATTTTAACATCTGCTACCTGGCCGTTTATAGTTTCGAGTAATTGAAATGGTCCGTACCTGTATATAAATATCGGTAAATATTCACTTTGAGTTACTTTACCTGTATGGTTGCATTCGGCACACCCTTTCCCGGAACACTCCTCGTGTTTACCCTTTTTGTGAGACCATGGCATACGAAAACCACTTCCCTTAGCCTTTCTTTGTAAACTTCCATAAACCGATTCGTCGATTATATCGTTCCAATTTCTCGATCCGTAATACTCGTTCATTATCCTTACAAGATTTTCTCGTATTGCTAAAGCGGATGATTGATTTACGACAAAATCGGGCCAATTTATATGAATCCCTGTTTTAACTAGATGGCCTACTTTTTTTGGTTTAGCTACGGAAATGAGTGCTTCTTTACCACCCATTTTTTTAACTCGTTCGCAAATTATTTTGCAATAGTTTTCGAGTTCTGAAAATCCAATCTCATCTTCGTCTTTGTAATCGATATCCAAGAAAAAATTATAATTTTCAGTTTTTTGTTCGACAACGAATATTTTTTCGCCCGAATTATAGGAATCTACATATTTAGTATAAAAATCATTCAATCTATCAAATGGCACGGAAAGGACACCGCCGTCCATAAGCACATGTGATACATTGGTACTGTTCCAGAACCCCTGTTCTTTACACCATGATTTAAACATGGTTACTTACCAAGTAGTGGTTTTATTTTTTTATATTGATTTAATCACTATCGTAGTGATGTCTCCAAATTGATTTTCTGTAAGATATTTCTGGATACTCTTCCTGTTCTGATAAATTCTTTTTTAAAACAAGAAGTTCATAAACTTTGTCATCTTTGTGTAATTCTGCGTACCTATCTGCCTTTTCCTGTGTATAACCATGTCGTTCAACGAGAAGATGTGAAATTTGTGAAAGTATGTAAGCTTTAGACTTCATTATTTAATAGAGAAGGTTTTTCTATTGAGAGAAGTTATGCATGCATAAAATTCTGGGTTATTAAGAACGTTTTTAACTATCCTATCCCATTGTTTTTTTGTATTGAATTCTGTTAACGTTTCAAAATTCATAAAATCATTTTCATCATAAGTTCGTTTATATGGTTGTTTTTGTATTTTTTTAAGGTTTGTTTTTTGTTTCTCATCGTTGAATTTCCTGATGAGATCGGATTGTTGTTGTGGTGTATAATCTACGAAAAATATAAAGACGTTGTATTCTAAATCAACGCCTGGACTTTCTTTAACTACGAATTTGAAATCTGAATACTGACCTTTTTTAAGGGAAATAACTCCTCTCGTTTCCTCTTCTAGTTCTCTTAAAGCACATCGTATTGGATTTACTATTTCTCTACGCCTGCACCCTCCGGTAACGAAAATCCAATCTTTGAATCGTCGGTCTCGGACAGTCAGAAACTTTGGTTTATCACCCGTAAACGTTACAGGTATTGCAATAGCCTTGTATTTCTTCATTGCTCATTAGCAAGTTATATTTGTAGGAGATGATTATTCTGATGAATCTTCCTCGGATTCTTGATTTTCATGGTTTTTTTCTTCCACTTGGGTTTGTAACGTGTTTCCTTTTTCAGACTCTGGTTCTTCAAAAGGGGATGGTCTGGGCCTGGATAAAAATGAAACAAGTTTTCCATTAAATCCCTTGACACCTTCCATCTCTTCATTCGTTTTTTTGAGTTCCCTGTACATATACGCCGTGGCTACAATACAGACAATTACGGCTACTATTGTAATAGTATCTCGATCAAAGGTAAACATTATTAATATTAAAATGTAGTGTGAATTTTTTAAGTATGTATAATCGCACCCATCTGAACTCCATTTTCTTTTGGGCAATCATACCCCATTTGAGCAAATTGAATCTCCTGGTAATGTCCTTCCTTACACTCAGCATTTTGAGCTGGTTCTTGTTGTTTGGAGTCGACGAGATGATTCAAAGTTCCGGATTTGGGATCGTAAGTAATTATAAATATAAAAGCTGCGATAAAAACTATTTGCCAGAACATTTATATTAAGTGGCTATAAAAATTAAATTAGTTCGAGTACATCAAACCACCCATACCATTTTCGACACGGAGGATGTTGTAGTTGACGGCGTAGATAGTATTAGTGAACGCCGTACTATCGGAAACAAGTCTCGCGGAATCGAGTCTACTGAAGTTGAGCGAACCTGTTGGTTGGAGCTTAGCAGTATCGAGACAGAATGGAACCAATAAGATATTCTCAGCGACCGCCGCAGCCTGTGTATGGTAATACACTGGGACCGAGGTGTGGTGTGGAATAACTGGTTTCGAATCCGAAACATCCGTACCGTTAATTTGGAGTTTGACTTTCGCGGCGGCAGACATGGAATTGGTCGCGACCAAATATTTCATTGGGTGATTGAAGCTGAGTTCCTGGATTTTACCGGTGGAAGCGATCGCCTTTTGTGTTTGTGTGATGAGCATGTTTTGTGGTGTATTGGAAAGCGCCGTGCGTTCATCGGTATCGAGGTGGAGAAATTGAGCGTACACTTCGAGATCTCCGACAATAGAGGCATGATCAGCCCATGTAATTCTCAATTCAACATCGTGGTATTGAAGTGCAATCAATGGGATCGCGGATTGGACATTTTCACAAAACGAGAATCTGAGTGGGTAGAATTTTTCCGACGAGTATTGAGCTCTCGAGTACGTTTGGTTCATAACCGTTGGTGCGAGAGCAGTAGAGAAATCGTAATCTTGTTCGTCGATGACTTGACCACCGATCAAAAGTTCAACTTTGGAGACGTTTTCGTCCCAAGCGGTAACATTACCCGCTCTATTAGCGATGTAGACGTAACCGAGCATGTCACCTTTTCTTTCAATTCGAACAGTTGACATACCAGCTCGAGCTGGGTTGCCCTGGATAGTTTGTCTTTCGACAGTTTGGGCGAAGTTTGTGTGACGTTTGTAGTTGGACCTGAAAAAAGAAACTTCAGGTTGACCTACGAGATGCGCATCTTGCGCACCGATTGCAACGAGTTGGGCAATACCTCCAGACATATTTTATATTATACTAAGGTTTTTTATTTTTAAGCCCATATATAATATAAAAACAGGTGTTGTTCTGATTTATTAATTTTGTGTGAATGCTACTGAGTTCATGTATACATTACCTGCAACATTTGATAATGTCATGAATCCATGTTCGTCTTTTGTAATGGAGAGGTCTGATGTTTGGACGTACCAATTTACGTTTGTTAGGTTTTTAGATATTTTCCTGTCTGCACCTGATGCAAATACGGGTACAACTATTTGAGCCCCGTCTATAAGATTTGAATATACGAGGCTATCTAAATCGCCTGTGAGTGGAACGAGTGGTGCTGTACCATAACTTTTATTTTTAGCATCTATGGTTATTGTGTCTGTAGATGACATTGTTGCTGTTATACCTGGGTTCGTGAGCTGTATATTTTGTGATATTACATTACCTAGCGCGTTTACGTTTGAGCCAATTTTAATACTATTTGTTGTAACAAACGCATTATCCGAATTATAACTCGAGTGCGGGCCTGTAAATTGTATTACGTTTGAGGTTACGTTTGCACCTACACTTGCCATCGCAACATCATCTAAATTGAACGGTGATGCGGCAACGTGTAAACCGCCTATCGTAATGTTATCTGCTGCTACATTCCCTGAAACCGTGAGTACATTGGATTCGAATACGTTAACTGTAAGGTTAGCGGCTGCGACCGATGGTCCTATAGAAACATTTGCCTTGTACTCGTGAATATTATCGAGTGTCGAACCACCTTGTCCTCCTGAATCGTAAATCTCACCGGTCGTCGTGTTAAACGATAAAACGTTATTCGTAGGTGCTGCATAAGCTGGGTCGAGTTTTATAGCGTTATCGATCTTGAACGATGCTACTGCACCTGCCGATGATTTAATTAAAACATCACCCGCGTAATCGATTTGTTTTGTATCTGCGATGTCGATATCACCCGCGGATGTTAAACCTGTGGTCGTGTTATTAAACGCGACTGTTTGTGTTGTTGTTGCACCCCCGTCTGTAATAGCTTGTAAAGTTGAAGAAACTGAATCCCACGATACACCCGCGGATGAACTTTTAAGGAATTTTTCAGTTGGGCCTGATGGACTTGTAAATG